AGCGAAATTGATTTCCCAATAGAAAATTATTTTGATTTAGCTTTTACTTCTCCCCCATATTTTAAAGTAGAAAAATATCAAGGAGATTTACAATCCCACAAACAATTTAAAAATATTGATGATTGGTTGAATGGTTTTCTTTACCCAACAATAACCAATGCCTGGAAATCATTAAACGAAAAAGGCATATTGGCTGTAAATATATCTGACTGCTATGCAAACCATACATACAACAAAATATGTATGCCAATGATTGAATATGCTTTAAATAATTTGCTTGGTTGCAATCTTGTTGGGATTATAGGTTATGCAATAGCAAGCAGAAAAAAGAATGGCCCAAATGCAGAGCCAATAATTATTTTTAGCAAAGATAAGGATTTTGATTTTATTTCTTTGATGCCTAAAGAACATCAACAAGAATTATTTTAAGGAGAGTATATGAATACATTTTTTATAACCAACTTAACTGTATTCCTAGCTGTATTAGCTATATGGATGCTATGGAGGCAAGAATGAAAGACGAATGTCCTAACTGTAATGGCTTTGGCACATTACCAACAAACGAAGTATGCGAATACTGCAATGGCACTGGGAGAGAATGATGATTAATTATTTATGGGGCTGGTATGATCCAGACCAATTACCAAAAAGGGAGAAAGCATAATGTCTGGTAAAGGCGATAAACCAAGACCATACGATAAACAAAAGTTTGACGAGAACTTTGATCGTATATTTAACCAACGAAAGGAAAAGAAAGATGGCAATAAAACTAATACTAAGCAGCGAAGATAAAGCGCTCCTTACCGAGGCGCTCACCAAACTGGCTACTCCTATTATGCAAAAACCAAAGCAAAACCAAGAGGAAAAACGCTTGCTCGTTCAGGTTGAAAACCTGATAATGCAGATCAATTTCGGTAAGGAGATACCATAAACATGTGGCGTAGAGTGACACTAATGTGGCGTAGAGTGCCATCAAGGTGGCGTAGAGTGACATATATCCGTAACCTATACCTATACTATGAGATGAGAAAAGCCCTAAAGGGCTTTCTCTCATCACGCTCTCGCAGGGGTAGTTTTAGCGCTTGCGCTTGCGCACTCGGAGGGCGTGAGCGGTGAGCGAACTAAACGACTATTGGTGGATCGTAAACGGAGTGCCTGAGCGAGAGAGCGAAAGCGGCTTCGTGCAAGTGCGGTTTGCGAAGGAGTATCAAGACTTTAGGCGCTTGCGCAAACATATATGGGACTGGTATCGCAAGCAAGCGGGGAGGCGAGACTTGGGAGCGGTAGCGACCTGTGTACTGTGGGCGGTGTGTGAGCGGTACAGACACTCTTCGTTTTCTTCGCGAGATGCCTATAGCTATTACGCTAAGATGGTTGGCTTAGAGCGCAGGAGCGTGGGTAGGGCGATAAGCGAGATGATTGAGATGAATATTCTGTGGTGTGTGCTTGAGAATGAAAAGCGGAAGGTGGTGAAAGCGGAGGCAGGTAAGCGTAAGCATTTACTGTTGGTTGGTTTGGGCCACTCGCTAAGGAAAGGAGGGAATTAGATAAGCAGCCCGCACCAAAACTTTATCTTAACACTCTCCCATTCTTAGTTACCACAGCAATCTTTTCTCCGTAATGGTCTTTTAGTAGCCAGTCTCCCTCTGGAGTTAGTATGGATTGTTCTTTATCTGCATAAGGCAACTCGCCTATATAGCCTGAATCTCTCAGGTGACATCTATGTAAATAGTCTGCTTTCTCAAAGTGCATAATTATCTCCCCCATATTGTTTTTGGTTTTTCTTTTGGTTGCTCGTTTATATCAGCCAACAATGCTTTCTTGATGTCATTAACATTGTGGTTTTTAGGATCTATTATTTTGAAATCATTTAATCTGGGCTTGTAGGTTGCATGTTTGTATGCACGATAAAAAGGACTTTTATCATCATCTATGCTGCCCTTGTAAGTCCACTCAATGTGATCTCCCTCATAGTTAAAATAAAATCTTGCATTATTAATCATCTTTTCCCTCCTTGTAATCAATGTATGCATTTCCTAATAGCATGGTTAGTATCGCTAATAAGCCTGTGCTGAATAAAATAATTAGTCCTTTTAAGATTTGTCCCATGCTTTAAATAATTTTTCCCTGACTCTTTCCCAGGTAGTTGTTGGTTTACCTGGTTTATGTGGATCTTTAGTAACAACTCTGCCACTGGCATATTTGGTTTGATAATAATCTTTGTAATTAGGATTATTGTCATCCCATTGATAATAGATTTGAGTCCACATCTTATCCATGCGCTCAAATTTAAGTTCTTCTTTCCTGTTTTCTATTTTGTCTTTGTGTTGAGTCATATTAGCCTCCAAATAAAACAAATAATACAAATGGAATACCAACAATGGCTATCAATAACTCGGTTATTAAACGAGCTGTATCAGTCCAGTGGATATCTGGTTGTGGTTTGTGGTTTATGTAATCTTTCATAATTCACCTTAATTAGTGTTTGTTAAAAAACAGTTTGGAATTGTTCTTGTCACAATTTCTTCCTTGTCGCCATTCCATTTAGGTATTTCAACTTCAGAAGTATTTTTACCAACTTGGCGAATGTTTCCTATTAAAGTTACCATTTTACCGCTTGGGTTTCTGGTTAGTATTTCGCACCAACCGATATTTAAAGTTCTATTTTTCATAATTCCCTCCTACAGGTTTTTATTAATTACATGATCATTATTAAATAATATTGCACAAATGTCAACAATGTTACACACGAAAGCACACATTTATTTCATATATTTATAAACGATTGTCCTCTACATATTTATTACTTAAAATTTGCAAATGGAGAAACGAGAGATAATTTACAAAAAAACCAAAGATTTAATTCCTTATGCCAGGAATAGTAGAACTCATAGTGATGAACAGGTTGCCCAGATTGTGGCAAGTATCAAAGAGTTTGGATTTACTAACCCAATACTTGTAGATGAAGAGGGATTAATTATTGCTGGGCATGGTCGTGTTCAGGCTGCCCAAAGATTAAAGTTAGATGAAGTTCCTACCATAGTCCTGGAATATTTAACTGATGCACAAAAGAAAGCCTATGTTATTGCTGACAACAAATTAGCTTTAAATGCTGGTTGGGACTTCGATATGTTAAAGGTTGAGTTTAATGATCTTATTGATATGGACTTTGACCTCTCTTTAATTGGTTTTGATGATAAGGAGTTAAACCAAATATTAGCTGATCCTACTGAGGGTTTAGTAGATCCAGAGGTTATTCCAGAAACACCTGTTGAGCCAATATCAAAAGTTGGTGATATGTGGTTGCTTGGCAATCACAGGCTTTTATGTGGTGACAGCACATTGGTTGATAACATTGATAGATTGATGATCAACAAAGCGGATATGATTTTTAGCGATCCGCCCTGGAATGTTAACTATGGAGATAATCTTGCCAACGGAAAATATAAAGATAGAAAAATATTAAACGACTCAATGAATGCAGAGGATTGGAATGTCTTTGTGGATGGGTTTTGTAAATCGTTTTTAATTGGATCAAAACCAGGTGCCATTGTTTATTTAGTTATGTCTGCACAAGAATGGCCTGTTATTGATAAATATCTTAGAGAAAACAACTTCCATTGGTCTTCAACAATAATATGGAAAGAGGACACATTGGTTATTTCTAGAAAGGATTACCATACTCAATACGAGCCAATCTGGTATGGGTGGAACTCGGATGCATCAAGATTAAAGGTTTTGGAAGATAGAAAGCAATCTGATGTTTGGGATATTGACAGACCGAAAGTATCTGATTTGCATCCAACAACCAAGCCGATTGAGTTGGTTGAAAGAGCGATTAATAATTCATCAAGTCCGAATGATGTGATTTTAGACTTATTCCTCGGCTCAGGATCAACCTTGATTGCATCAGAAAAGACTGGTCGTATTTGTTATGGAATGGAATTAGATCCCAAATATGCAGATGTAATTATAAAACGCTGGCAAGACTTTACTGGAAAGGATGCTATTCACGAGGAACTTGGTAAGACTTATAATGAACTTAATAAACAATAGGGGCGTGGTCGGTGTCCCTTTAATGCATGGACAAATCGCAAAATTAACTGATCACATCCTTATTATTGGTTAATTAATGATTGATATGAGCGAAAAGAAACCTAAAAAAGCAGGAAGAAAACCTATTGTTATTGATTTAGACAAGGTTGAGCAGTTAGCAGCTAGAGGTCTTGGGCCGACTCAAATTGCCCGTGCTCTAGGGATTTCTTGGGATACCTTAGATCGCAATAGAAAGCGTAATGAGGAATTTGAGGAGACTTTAAAAAGAGGTCGCGCCAAAGGCTTGGCGCAGGTCACGAACAGCTTATTCAAGTCGGCAACCGAGTCTGGGAACGTCACGGCCCAGATCTTCTATTTAAAAAATCAAGATCCTAGCACCTGGAGCGATAGAAACGAGGTAAATCACAACCTTAACCTTAAAGAAATCATCAATGTAGCCAAAACCAGAGTAATTGAAGGCAAAGTTGAGTACAATCAAATAGGTAAAGAGCGAGTCCTAACAAAGGACACGCTCCCAGATAAATAAAAAAATGGGATGGTGCGGCATTCTCTCTTATCTCCCTTACTGTATGGCTGCACCTGAGCGGGTATCCCAACTTAATCTAGCTTTCTTGATTTTGACCCCCCCCGCTCATTCTTCGGCGGGGGCTTTAGAAATAAATAGGTTTGTAGAAAATTTTTTTTAGTTTATGAAATATAGCCCTCAACAAGAACAAGAATTGATGACAGAAATGTGGTCAATGAATATCAAAGACGATCCATATAATTTTGTTAAATTTGCTTTCCCATGGGGACAAGAAGACACCCCCCTCGAGCATTTTGACGGCCCAAGGGAGTGGCAAGAAAAAATTTTGAGGGAAATTTCAATACATATCCAAAGAAACGGAGTTAGGGATATGCCTGAAATGTTTAGGATGGCTGTAGCCAGTGGTCGTGGTATTGGTAAGTCCGCTTTAGTGGCTTGGATAATTGTTTGGATGTTATCCACCAGGCTTGGCTCAACCATAATTGTCACCGCCAACACCGAGCAACAGCTTAGATCAAGAACATGGGCTGAATTAGGCAAATGGCTAACCCTAGCAATTAACTCCCATTGGTTTACCAAGACCGCCACAACGATAAAGCCAGCACAATGGTTTGAAGAAGCGTTAATTCGTGATCTAAAGGTTGATACTGGGTACTATTATGCACAAGCCCAATTATGGAGCGAAGAAAACCCAGATGCATTTGCTGGTATTCACTCCTCTTATGGTGTTTGCTTAATAATGGATGAGGCATCAGGTATTCCCGCCCCCATCTACTCCGTCTCCGAGGGTTTCTTCTCCGAGCCAACCAAAGATAGATACTGGTTTACATTCTCCAACCCGCGCCGAAACAGTGGGCCGTTTTACGATTCGTTTCACTCCAAACGCGCATTTTGGAAAACCGAGCAAATCGACTCGCGCACAGTCGAAGGTACGGATAAAGCCCTCTTTCAAAAAATGCTCGAACAGTATGGCGAAGATTCCACAGTCGCTCGCGTTGAGGTTATGGGTGAGTTCCCGTCTGCAGATGACGATACTGTCATACCAATGGAACTCATCCGCGCAGCGATGGGGCGCGATGTTTCCCTCACCGCCTCCGCGCCCATTCTGTGGGGGCTAGATGTTGCTCGCTTCGGCGGCGATAACAGTGCGCTGTGTGTGCGCCAGGGAAATACAGTCCTTGAGGTCATTACATTTCCCTCAATGGACTTAATGCAGTTGTGCGGTGCGGTGAAAAATAAATACGATGATGCAGGTGCGCTAGAGCGCCCAAGCGAAATATTAATCGATGTGATCGGTTTAGGCTCTGGCGTAGTAGATCGCCTCGCAGAGCAAAATCTCCCTGTGCGCGGGGTGAATGTGGCAGAAGCACCAAGCACGAAAAAGAACTATTTGAATTTGAGGGCTGAACTTTGGTTTGCCATCAAGGATTGGTTGGCGCAGCGAGATTGCCGACTTCCTATAAATGACGAGCTTGCCTCGGAATTAGCTGCGCCTTTATACAAATATACATCAACGGGAAAAATAAAAATAGAAAGCAAAGATGAGATGAGGAAGAGGGGTGTAAAATCACCTGACAAGGCAGATGCTTTGGCGTTGACTATGGCAAGTAGTGCGGCAAGTTTTGGTGGCAGTCAAAGCTATTTGGGTTATAATTTCAAAAAACCTTTAAAATCTCGAATTATAAGAGTTGGATAATTTATGGCAAAGAAAGACTACGAAGAAAAAATCGAAGAACTACTTGAAGGTTCTGAAAAAGAAAACGAAGAAGTTGAAGTAGAAAGCAACGAGCAAGATCTGCAAGATCTAGTTGGCGTTCTAAAGTCCGAGATGGACGATGCCAAAGATTTTATCAACCAAGTTGGTCAAGAGAGAGCGGAATCTACCGAATACTATCTTGGTAACGAACCAGAATCTACCTCTACCTTACAGTCTGAATTTATTTCAACCGATGTTAGAGATACGGTTTTATTCATGCTTCCACAAATCATGCGTACTTTTTTTGGTACAAAAAAGATTGTGGAGTTTGTACCTAAAGGGCCAGAAGATATTGCCCTAGCAGAACAACAAACCGATTACATAAATTATCTGATTCAAGAAAAGAATCCTGGTTTCCAAGTTTTATACTCAGCGTTCAAAGATGCGTTGGTTAGAAAAACTGGTTTTGTCAAAGTCTTTTGGGATGATTCTGTCAAAGCTACCACGCACGAATACACAGGGTTAGATCCACAGTCTTATCAAGCATTGGTCTTAGATCCTAATGTAGAGATTGTTGAAGAATCTGTAACCATGGAAAAAATTATTCAGCTTGATCCATTAACTGGTGAACAAGTTGAAATGGAAATACCAGCCAAATACGATTTAACGATTCGCAGACTAAAACAAAAAAACCAAGTTTGCGTAGAGGCAGTCCCACCCGAAGAAATCCTTATCGCTAGACACGCACGCACGCTCGAAGATGCTTCTTATGTTGCACACCGCATGATTAAGTCCGCATCCGAACTTGTTGCGATGGGCTACGACATGGATGAGATTGAAGAATACATTGGCTACGATGGATCGTCTTTAGATCCTGAAGCCTTTGAAGAAATCGAAGCAAGAAATCCGTTTGACAATATGATCTATCCAGATCGTAACGATAGCGGTGGTAAAGATGCTTTGTATATTGAGCATTACATTAATTACGATTTTGATGGCGATGGTATAGACGAGCGCATTAGAGTTTGCACCATTGGTAATGGTTTGCATGTCTTGAATGTAGAGCAATGGGATGAATTACCGATTTGTATGTTCTGCCCAGATCCTGAACCGCACACCGCGATTGGATCATGTCCAGCAGATTATCTAAAACCAATTCAAGCTGCAAAATCACAAATTATGAGAGATACACTAGATTCTCTCGGACATTCTATTTTCCCACGAATGGCTGTAGTCGAAGGGCAGGTCAACATCGATGATGTCTTAAACACAGATATCGGTCAGCCAATTCGTGTGCGTGCGCCAGGAATGGTACAACCCTTCTCAGTCCCGTTTGTTGGCAAGGAAGCGTTCCCTGTTCTTGGATATTTGGATGAATCCAAAGAAAATAGAACAGGTGTATCTAAGGCTTCTGCTGGTTTAAATGCAGATGCTTTACAATCAAGCACCAAAGCTGCGGTGGCAGCAACCATGTCTGGCGCACAAGGTCGTATTGAACTTATCTGTAGACACTTCGCTGAAGGCGGTCTAAAAAATATATTTAAAATAGTAAACAACTTGGTGATCAAACATCAAAACGCTCAAGATGTATTTAGACTTAATGGTAAATTTATTCCTGTTGATCCTAGATATTGGGACAGCGATAAAGATATGGTTGTGAATGTAGCAATCTCTAAATCTTCTGATGAAGAAAAGTTTGCTATTCTTGCACAGCTCACAAACAAACAAGAACAAATCATGCAGTTGCTTGGCCCCAATAATCCATTGGTATCACTTCAGCAATACTCAAACACGCTTACTAAGATGATAGAGATGGCTGGATTTAAAGATCCACAAACCTTTATCAATACCGAAGTGCCACCTATGCCACCAACTCCACCTGAACAACAAAAACCAGATCCTGCGGAAATGTTGGCTATGGCTGAAGCACAAAAAGCTCAAGTCCAAGCACAGAAAGCAGTCATTGATGCGGAAACAGATCGCATGAAGATTATTATGGATGATGATAGACAGCGTGATATTGAAGAAGCACAAATTAGACTAAAAGCAGCAGAGCTAATGGCTAAGTATGGAGCACAAGTTAATATCGCAGAAATAAACGCAATAATGGAGAGAGATCGTGAAACCATCAGGCAAACTGCGAAAGCTCAGTCCCAAGGACTATTTACAGGAAATGTCCCACCCCAAAATCTATAACATTGAA